CATGCTTGCGATGGAAAAGGAATAGTTTGGAAAGAATAAAGCATAAAAAATATACTATAAAGTTTCTGATATATAACTACTTTCAGCCTATCTAAAGAAGTATAATGGTGGCTCCAATTAATGCAAGTTACTCATGGAAACGAGAAAAGAACATTGTGCAACACAAGACCAAGTTGAGAGACTTGCCTTAGCTGAAATGAATCAAACCGAATCGATGTCTATTTCAAATCGTGATGCGATTGATCGAAATGGAATTGCAGGCGTTACAGCAACTAATGCATCAGGTCAATTCATTCAAAATGATGTCGAAAAGTTCGGTCTACACAATTCAAATGAGATTGAAAAGTTTGGCTTATCAAATTCAGCTCATATTGAAAGATTTGGTCTGTATAATGCTGATAAGACCGAATCAAATGGTGACAGAAATTATTCTGCTACATCAAATGGCACCAAAGATGTATTGTTAAATGGTTCACAAAATACAGCATCTATTTTGGTCAGTCAGACTGCGGGTTTTAAAGATGGTTTACTGCAAAATGCACAAGATACTGCCAGCATTATTAGTAATCAAATCGTAGGCTTTAAAGATGGCCTGTTAAAAGCATGTGGTGATACAGCGTCAATCATCCAAAACAGTAACCAAGGTTTCCGTGATGGTTTACTACAGGCTGCCAATAACACCGCCGCATTACAAATGAGCATGTCACAGGGTTTTTGTGGAATTGAAAAGGAAGTCGCTTTTGTAAAGGCTTCTCTCGAACTTCAAGCTGCTAATAACAAATCAGAGGTGGTATTACAAGCTGCTAATAACAAAGCATCCATTGAATTACAGGCTGCTAATTATAAAGCAAATCTTGAACTTCAAGCCGCTAATAACAAATCTGATATTTTGGCAAAGATTGCAGAATGTTGCTGTGAAAACAAAGAACTGGTTATTCAAAAAGCGACTGAAACTCAATTGCTCATCCGTAGCCTAGATGAAAATCGTGTGCGTGATCAATTACAACGTGAACATGAAGAACTCATTGCTCTACGTTTAAGAGCTTCTTTAGTTCCACCACCTGTTGCAGCCGTATCACTTTAATAATAAAATTCAGGGCAGAATATTTTTTAGACTGCCCTGAATTTATATTTCAATAAACAGTTGGAATCAATTAAAGATGACAGAAGTTGAGCAAATGATAGAAGATTGTCTGAATAGAGAATCAAAGTTGAATGATTGGGAGCATATATTTATTGATTCAATTAGTAAAAAAGGCGCTGGTAATTTAACACAAATGCAACTCGCTAAACTTGATGAAATATGGAATCGAATTACATGAAAAAATGGATGGATGTTTCTCTAATTATAATGATGCTCAGTATAGGTCTTTATACGCTGACCAGTTCATCAGCTCTTATTTATACTACCTTTATTGATAAAGACCCATCTTGTTATTCTCAGCCGGATGATATATTGAGTATATTGGCTTAATCCTTAATATTAAAATGACTAGCAAATGGTTTACTCGGCGCACTCGGGGCATCTTTGGGATCTAAAATAATACGTTGTATTTCTTCATTATCATCTACCCCAACATGAGCGAGTTTAAGTTCACCTTTTTGAAGTTTGGCAAACATCTCATTGAATTCTTGTCTCTGTTTTGGAGTGAGATTATTCCATAACAATTTAGCTTGTTTGCGAGACATTTTAGGGGGATTGGGGCGATTGTTCATATTATTCATCCTTAATACCAGTGAAAACCTTTAGCCATCATTCCTAACATAATTCCGCTAAACATTAGCATTAATCCCAACATCCAGCGTAAATCTGTTTTTATTTCTTTTACATTATCTTTTAATTCTTCTGATATAGTTTCCATTTTCGTCATGCGTGATTCATAGTACAAGTCATATTTGGTTAGGGTTATATGTTCTTGTGGGGTCATTATTATTTTTCCTCATTCGTTATATTTATAATAGGGGTGATTTAACATGTCTTTTAATATCATACTTTGTTTTTTCATTAATTTAATAAGTGATTTTGCCGCATCTGATCTAGTGCAATAAACATCTTTCTCGTAGTATTTTTTATAATCATCGTCTTTGAGTTGCCTATCAATAAGGTAAATTAAGTTATCAGATTGAAATATTGATTCGACGCCAATGGCTAAAATATATGATTCTAAAATGATTGGTTTAGTAGTTGACCAGTCAAAAACATATACTCTTTGTCCTATATTAAATTTTGCCGTGACATATTTTTTGTCACTTTTATTTATATTATCCCAACAGTGAAGTGTTAATTTCTGCATTCTTATCCGATAATCTATAGTTTATTGATGATTTTTGTATTTTACGGAATAAAAGCGTGATTTACCAGAAAAAATCTAGCAAATAATGACACTTTTCGCGCACTTAAACCCACCTAAGACCACTTAATAAAGTAAAATGTCAATAATTTCTGGGTGACACCCTGATTTCCTTGACATTTTAAAAATCCAACCCACTTGAATTAATTTCATATTAAGAGCATAATTTACACAAGTGCGTAATAAAGACAGCCCCACTTCTGTCAAAAAGAGCGTGTATTCTGTCTCCCGCTTGGACAAATAAATGACCAGCCCATAAGGGCTAACTATTAATTTGTTTTGGAGACACGGATATGTCTTTTAGTGGAAATTCATTTCAAACTACGCAATACATTCTTGATGAAACATTCATTCGATTTATTAACTACCTTAATTTTGCCAAGGTAGCCAACCGTAACCTTGAGGGTGACTTCAAAGGTCTTAAATATGCAACGGGTCAAACCATTAACTATCGTTTAGAAGAACGATATTTAGGTGGATTTGGTGCAACAGCAACATCCGAAGCCCGTGTCCAGGTTGTTCGTCCTCTTACGATTGATACTCAATTTCATACCATGGTTGAGTTCTCAGGCTTTGAACTAACATTCGACAGAGCGCGGGATCAACCCTATTTGGATATGATGTTAAATCCACGTGCTAAACGTTTGGCTAACATGGTCGAACAGTTCATTGCACAAACCAATTTCCAGACGGCAACCTGGCAAGCCTATGGTGCGCCCGGTACTCCCATTGACTTTAATACCGTTCTTCAAACAGATGCCTATATGACGCAATTGGGTATTCCAGAAGATGGTAATCGTTATTGGGCTAACCCTCCTGCCGTTTCTGCGACCCTGACCAATGATCTTTACACTGTATTCAATATGACAGTAAATAGAGGCGCATTGTTAGATGGTTTCATCGGTCACTTGTCTGGTTTTGATTTCTTCAAAACTAACTTCTTGGTCCGACAAATTGCGGGTACTCCGGGCGCAACGGGTGGTACTCCTCCAAGTGGTTATGTGGCCGCGGGTACGGTAGCAAATGGCCCGATTACAGGTGGAAATACCATTCGTTTATCAGGTTTGGCCAGCACATTGGGTCAGGTTCTATTTAATGTGGGCGACATCATTACATTAGATGCTGCGGCTGGTGTGTTCATGGTAAACCCATTGACCTATCAACCCTTGGCTCAAACGGCTCAGTTTGTCGTAACTGCACAGGTTGTTGCTGATGGTACAAACACGGCTTACAACGTTTCGGTTAACCCGACAATTGTGATCTCTGGCGCTCGTCAAAATATCTCTGCTGCTATTCCCAATGGTGCGCAGGCATATTTAGCCTCTTCACATAACGTGTCATTAGCGTTCCATAATCAATCCATTGTATTTGCTGCACCTCCAATCAAGGAATTGAAGGGTGGTGTTGAAGCAGTCACGTCTTATAGTGATCTTTATAAGATGGCAATGACTTACTCACTCGGTGCTGATATCAGAAATTACGTTCAATTAGATCGTATCGATATCATTGCAGGTGTTGAAATTAACGGTGAATTCGCTGTTAGGGTCATGTCATAACAATTTGGGCGGTCACTATCCATCCTAGTGATCGCCTTTTTTTGTGGAGTTAATTAATGGTTGCATTAAAAGACAAGCAAGAAGGTCAATTCCAATATCTTGATCGGTGGGTTGATAAACAGCATTTTAGGGCTTTTGTTTACAATGAAAAAGGTGAACAGAAGTTAGCAAATGATTACAAAGAATTTGAATCTTTGATGGCGAGTGGAATTTGGTTTTCATCAAAGCCGGATGCTTCTAGTAAGAGGAAGCAAAAAGATGTTATACGCACAAACGGTTAAAGATTTTGTCACGGATGCTTATCAGTTAATCAGTGCTAGCAGTCCGACTGTCCCACTTCATGGTAATGACATGCAGAAGGGTGTCCGATTTTTAAATGAATTATTAAGATCCTATAGTTCTAGCTCTCTTCTTTTGACGATTGCTAAGAAAGTAAATTTTACTCTTCCTATTAATAAGCAATTTGTAACCTTTGGTGATCCCAGTTACACGCCAACTCCCGATGTGACAGAGGGAAGGCTCTCTAATCTTGAGAGGGCATGGCTGGAATTAGATGGTGTAGATTATCCCTTAATTGATGAATCGAGAGGTGTCTTCTTTGGGAGCTATAAATATGAACCTCAATTGGGTTTACCTCGATTTGTTATTGTGACGAATGACTTAAATTTAACGACGATGCAGTTTTATCCGGCCGCCTCTCAAGTCTATAACGTATTTGTATATGGTAAGTTTGAACTTCCCTATATTCCTGAAACCGGAAACATGGGTGAATTGCCCCTTTATTATTATCGATTCCTTAAGTTTGCACTGGCTAGAGAATTAGCCTATTACAAGGGACGATCAGAGGCATGGACTCCCAAATTGGAAGCTATGTATATGGAAGCTAAAGACGAAATGGAATCTGTCTCGACGATGGATCTTGTTATTGATAGTGCGAATGAGAGTTACTTAAATGGCAGTTGGAGATTGAGAAGTGGTGTTTGACTTAGCTTTACATGAACCATTAATATATGATATTATATCTCTCTTAAAAAATAAAGAGGTATATATGCCAATAACAAGACCCTTACCAAATGAAATTAATGGATTTAAAGTGTTAGAAGATTTAGGGCAAGCAGCGAATAAAATTAGATATGCTCTTGTAGTATGCAAGGCTTGCAATAAAGAATTCAAAACAAGTGTATATCATATTAAAAAGATAGGAAGCTGCGGATGTTTACCATGTAAGCCGCCAGCAAAAGATTTACCAGAAATTATAAATGGATTTAGAATTTTAAAAGATTTTGGTTATTCAAATGGAAGTAGAAGAGCATTAGTAATTTGTAAAGTTTGTAATAAGGAATATGAAGTTGATCCTAATAAACTTATATATCGAAAACACTGTGGTTGCATGAGAAAAGGTGTTATAGCAAGTAGATATAATAAACAATATCCACGCTTAGGTCAGACCTACAAACATATGATTGGAAGATGCTATAAAAATACAGACCAAGATTATTATAACTATGGTGCGCGAGGAATTACTGTTTGTGATGAGTGGAAAAAAGATAGAAATGTATTTATCGAATGGGCGTTGCAGAATGGTTATAATGATAATCTAACTATTGATAGAATTGATTTTAATAAAGGTTATTATCCTGAAAATTGCAGATGGGCTACTGCTTCTGATCAAGCAAGAAATACCAATAGAAATGTAATGACAATGGATTTAGCTAATAAAATAAGGAAAGAATTCAATAATAATGCTAGAGAATTAGCTTCAAGATATGATGTAAGTGAGGGAACTATTTTCAATATATTACATAATAGAAGCTGGAAAGAATAAACGTATATAATTAATGTACAAGGATGTACTGATCTGAAAGGGATTTTATAAATGGCTGAACCTGTTCCATTTAAAATACTAGGTAAATACGATAAACAAAAATTCGTTCAGTTTAATCCTGAAGACACATCTAACTGGTATTTAGCTAAAAGTGAAAATGGTAAGAATGGGGTTGCCATGTACCCATTACCAGGCCGTAAGCATGTTAATTTTCTGAATATTAATAAATTAATATTTGCCAATGAACCCAGGGGATTATTTAAAACCATTGATTTTTTTTATGTGGTCGATGGAAATAAGATATATAGATTTGATAGTTTATTTAATCAGATTGAGATTACGGGTGGACAATTAGTTACAAGTACGACACCGCTATTCTTTACGTATGTGATCGTTAATACCATTGTATTTGCTTGTTTTGCGGATGGTCAGAAACTTTATATTTATAGAGAAGATACGGGTGTTTTTTCAGTCGTAACCGATACGTCATTGAATGGAATTAAGCCCTTATTTTTGGCCTTTTTTGGGAATAGATTAGTGGTCTCAGGAGAGGGCAGTTCGCAATATTTCTTATCGGTATTGAATTTGGGTGGGAATAGTTTTAATCCTGCTACTTGTTTTGGTAATGGAACCGCTACTTTTGCCACCGAAGTCGGTATTATCCGTCAAATGACTGTGTTTAAAAGTATTCTCTACATATTCACAGACTATAAAACAGGTATTTGGGCAAATATTCCCTCTATATTCAGTGGAACAGGTGTTCAATTTCCCTTTAAACGTAGTACCAGTTATGAGTGGCAGTATGGCATTTTAGATGCCTTATCATTAGCTAATGGATTCAGTAAATTAACTTGGTTAGGCCAAAATGAAGATGGATTGGTTCAAGTCTTATTAAGTGAAGGCGATAACCCTCGTCCTATTAGCACCAAGGCTATTGATTTATTATTCCAACCTGATGATACGGAGGGCGCACTTAGTCCTTTTGTTGAGTTTGATGCAAATGGATTTCTTTACCAGCTTGATAACACGGTTTTATATCGATTATCGGCAGGTGTATCCCAAAATCTTGGATTGGTTAATTTCAGTGAACCGGCTAATAGTATTGAATATAATTACGATACGGATACGTGGCATAGAGCGACAGAATTAGATGGATCACGTAATCTCATTCAGAAACATATTTATTTTAATAATATGCATCTAGTGACAGTTCAGGGTGATAAAACAGTTTATCAAATGTCTGACCAGTTCTACATCAATGAACTGAGAAACCCCTTGCAATCCAATCCCCAGGCGGTTGATGCGTATAATCAATTTCCATTCTTATATCAGCGTGTGACGCCTATCATTCGAGAAGATGATGATGGGGAATTTATAACCGATTGGGTACAGATTGATTTTGTGTGGGGATTGGATGACTTTATTAATGCCAATGTTCCCTTCCAAAATATACAATTTATTATTGCTGAACAGCCCGATGCAGACGGTAATCCTGTTTATATTGTCTCTGAAAGTGATCTTAATGCTTATATGATCACTGAAAATAGTAATTTCCCCACACCGGGCGATATTACTTATTACAATTTCTATAAACCTCATATTGAACTTTATTATTCGGATGATGGCGGTATTTCATATCTTCCGGCTGATGTATTGGAATTTAGCCAGTTAGGATTTTATCTCTGGCGCATGAGATGGTATCAGCTGGGCGCATCTCGATTAAGAGTCTATAAATTAATCTGTATTAGTCCCGCACCTGTTGTTGTGTTAGGGGGTTTAATGTCAAAAAGGAGGGCAAGCGGCGGTGCTTCCTAGAATAGATTCCGTTCCCCTAGATTATATCGAAGCGAACGATGAAATGAAGAAATGGATGGCTAATTTAACCGATCAGTTAAATGCTATACTTGAACAATTAGATGCTGATCTAGCTGCTATTGATGCCAGACTCACGCTGTGTGGATGTTAAAAAAGGAATTTTAACATGGGAATGTTAGGGGATTATTTCAAATCACCATTCAAGATGGCTGATAGCTTTCTAAATCCTGAAAAGGGTTATGACAAGGCTATGGATGAATGGAAACGAGCCTATGAAGAATCTAAACAATACGGCCAACCATTTTGGGAGGCTGGAAAAGGTCAAATTCCTTGGTTGAATAATGCGAGAGATCAGCTTTTTGATCCGGGCAAGCTCCAAGGTGAATGGGCAAAGGGATATGAAATGTCTCCCGAAGCTCAAGACATGATGAACCGTATGCGAGAATATGGTGGAAGCGAAGCCTCTTCGATGGGATTACAGGGAAGTAGTGCCGCTCTCGAAAACTCTCAACGTACCGCAGGATCAATTGTATCTCAAGATAGACAACGATATATGAATGATCTTATGCAGAAATATCTTGCCTCCATTGGTATTGGACAGAATATGTATGGTGTGGGTGCCAATATGGGCGCTCAGATGGGTCAAAATGCTATGAACTTTGGCAATAACCAAGCTGGACTTGCTTATGGAAAGCAACAGGCTCCTGGTCAACAGTTAGGTCAATTGATTGGTGCTGGTGCTGGCTTATATGGTGGTGGTATGGGCGGCGGTATGGGGCGCTCTCCAGGGACGGGGGTTTATTAAATGGGATTATTAGACAGGATACCATTACCAGGAACAGGTTTTGAAGGAATTGGGCAAGGAATGGATTTAATGAATAAATTCCTAAATATTCCCATGGAAAGACAGTTAAAAGAACAAGAAATAAAAAGAAACAATCAACTATATGAGCAATCACAACAAAAATTACCTTTAGAATTAGAGAGGCTACAATCCGAAATAAATCAAGGGAGACAAGTAAATCCTTTAAAACTTGACTTATTAAAAGCGCAAATAGAAAACATGAAAGCTTCCGCAAAAAAGAAGGGACAGTCAAAAAATAATTTTGAAATCCCAACAACTGCCTTTGTAACTCAAAATCAAAAAATGGTTCAAAATATAGAAAATGTTATTCCTCAATTAGAAGAATTGGCTGCATCTGGCGCGCCAAGTCAATTGTTTGGACAAGTGTGGAATCCTGAAAAATCAGTTTCTTATGAAGGTAAGGCTGCAACAATTGCTGACACATTGATAGGGGCGTTAGGTTTACCAAAAACAAATGAAAGTATTGCATTAATAAATAAAATGGTAAGAAGAGGGGCGCTTGAAAGAGACAAGGCTTATAAAGAGAGAATAAAAAATTTAATAAATGAATTGAATGAAAGGAAAAAGAGATCTATTTCTGTATTAAAAAATTCTAATGCCATTTCATCGGATGAGGGTGAAAAAGAATTGGTTTATAACCAAGAAACAGGGGATTTTGAGTAATGGCAAAAAAACGAGAATTACCAAATGGTAAAATTGCCTCTTTCCCTGACTCTATGTCTGATGATGAAATTAGTGAGGTAATTAATAATAAATTTAAAAATAACTTAAATGAAAAAAACAATGAAAATTTTTTACAAAAATCATATAGACTTGGGGTAAGAGATCCTTTAGTTGGCTTATCTAAAGCTGCCACCAATATAGCTAATATACCCTCAGATATTTCAAATTCTACAGAAAAATTATTTCCTGAAGGCAAAACCATAGCCAGAAAAATGGGTATAGGTGCAAAAGACATTCCAAGAGTGCCAGAATATGATGTTGCGGGATTATTGGGTCAAACAGGAAATCCGTCCCCCGAAGATGATTTAATTCAATCAATAGCTCAATATGCACCATCCATTGCCTTCCCTGCCGCTAGATTGGGGTCTATAGGAAATGCTGTTAAGTCTATTCCTAAAGCTGGTGGAATATTAGAAAGAATGCTTGCAAATTCTATTCCACAGGCAGGGTATGCAGCATCTCAATCAAAGGACTCACCATTAACATCAGCCTCCATTGCAGGCGGTGTCACAACGCCATTTACATTGTTATCTGAACTAGCGAAATCACCATCTAAAAAAATTAGAACTGGTGTGAAACTAGGAAGTGCGGCTTTAGGTGGGGTTTTGGGTCACGAACTTGGAAAGTCAGCAGGTCTTTCTTCGACATCTCAAGATGTATTGGGTTTGGTATCTGGCGCATTAGGTGCAAGAGGATATACGACAAAAAAAGAAATGGGAAATAAATTATTAGAAGGCGCTGAAAGCTCAACAGTCAAACCAAGATTAGAGGCGGCCGAAAGACTAGGGTTAGAATATTTAACCCCAGCAGAAGCATCATTAAGCCCATTTTTGGCCGCAAAACAAGGATCATTGGGTAAGACATCAGAGGGGTCGCGCTTACTCTATGAGAAGGGGAAAAAACGTGTTGAGTCCGAAGAGAAATCTATAAGTAATTTACTAGATACTATTTACAATAAAAAAGAATTAGAACCGAAAACGAATGCATTATATAAAATAGCGGGCAAAAAAGAAATTCCACAAAATTTTTTAGATTCTATTAAAGACAATGAAATAATTAAAAAATCTGAATCCATTGTAAATAGCAATCCCGCCTATAAAGAAAGTTTAAAAAATGTTCCTAAAAATACAATTAATTATTGGGATCATGTTAAACAAGCTCTTGATGATTTAATAGATAAGGCTCCTAGAAAGGAAGCAAGGATATTGAATCAAACAAGAAAAGAATTACTAAAGAAAATGGATAAAATTTCCCCTGAGTATAAAGAAGCCAGATCGACAGCCGAAAGAGGAATTGTTAGAAAAAAACTAGAAAAGGCATTCAATAAAAAAGAAATGACTGGTTCTAATTTTTATAAAGCCATAGAAAATAAAGAAGTGTTTGATAAATTATTACATTCCTTAAGAAAAGTTCCAGAAGCACAACAGAAATTAAAAGATATGAAGTTGTTATTTAAAGATTTATTGAATGTTCCAACAGTCAAAACGGCTGCGGCACTTGAGAAAACAAGCATGGGCAAAGAACGAAGTAGCGCCCAGATGTTAGAAAATTTCATGAAAAATGTTTTTACAGGTGGACGCGCTGATAAGGCTGCAATAAATTTTATCACCGATAAAAAATGGGAACATACATTAAAAGAAATTGAGAAAATATCTAATAAGCAGAAAAAAACTGCTAAATTAATAGACTTACTAGGAAAAGCATCCTCTCAGGCCGCTGGAAGGGATCAATAATGAGAATCTGCATATTCCATATACATGGCGAAGAAAAGAACAATAACGATAACCGTGAACATATCTTATACTCTTATTTGTTTTGTCCATTATATCTTTATTTTGTTAAAAATATAGCATTTTTTTATAAAAGGATTATTAAAATATGTTTGTAAGGGCAGCTAATCCAATATGGTATTTTGTCGATCTTGTTGGTAATCAACTAGACGATAGATACTTTGCTTTTTTTCTACAAAATACCTTTCCTTATTTGCCTCAGCCTATTTATCAAACTCCAGGTGGAACATTTTGGAGTGATCCTATTCAATTCTTACCGAATGGAACCCTACCGGATAATCTTTATTTTGATCCGACTAAAGTTTATCGAATTGAAATCAGAAAGGGGAATACACAGGCTGATCCGTTAATTTATGAAATTAATAACTTTATACCCGGGAGTGGGGGGACACCACCGCCTCCAACTGATATTGTATTATCGGCTGATAATCAGGTTACTAACCCTCAATTTGCCTTTGTTGATTTTATCAATCCATTAACAATTGCGGCTGCTGGAACGTATGATATTGCGCCAGGATGGTTTTTAAAATTAATGGGGACTGGAACAGCGACAATAACCAAGATTAATACCATTGCGGGTAATCAAGGGATCATTAATAACCCTCCTTATGCTTTGGAATTTAATTTAAGCGGTTGGTCATCAGCGATTTTGTATCAACAGTTTAATATGAATGGATCGATTTGGGCATCGACACCCACTCAACCTGGTGCTGTTACCATGTCGATTACAGCCCAATCAAATGATGGGGTAGCACGTGAAATTACGTTGCAATATGTTCCATCGACGGGAGCCACAGAGGTTATTACCACTCAACCATTAAATGTGAATGGGTATTCTGTCATTGATGGGGCAATTACTCTTCCTTTATCAACGAACAGTGATATCAGTGATAATGCATTTGTTCAAATGCAAATATTATTACCTCCTACAGGCGTCACAGATATCACTAACATTCAGGTAATTGGTGAAGACACACCTATTGCTTTACCGTTCCAACAGGAAACGATTGAAAGACAGGAAGATCAACTATTCCATGTCTATCGTGATTCCATAATTTTACAGCCTAAAGACGATATTTTATCGGGATGGAATTTTGGTTTAAATCCTTGGCAATTCACAACGACTACCTTAACCGCTGCTGCGACTCAAGTGGCTTATTATCCTGATCAAACTATATTAGTCCAACAAGCCGGTAACTCTGTTCAAATTGGACAGGCTCCTGTTGCTCAGAATAAGGGATTAAAAGTATTAGCCAATGCCACAACGAATAACATTGCGATTATCCAATATATTGATCCTTCGACAATTGCACCTTATTGGTTAAATATCCTATCTTCATTAGCTAAAGTTACATTTTTCACGAATGCGTCCAGTACCGTTAAATTGAAAATGAGATTAATTTGGAGGACAACGCTTCCGTCTACCATTTCATCCTCTGAGCCTATTGCCTCATGGTCTGGGACTGATCCCGTTTTCTCTGCTGGATGGACAGCCATAACTCCTTTAAACGATCCAGCTTATACCTTGGTTAATAATGTAGGATTAGGTGAATGGTCTGAATTTCCATTTAATGGATTTGTTTTACCTGCTTCATCGGCTGCAACAATGACCCTAGGTATTGTACTTTATACGGTAGGAAATATGACTTCTACTGGAACGCCAGACTATATCGTATTTGATAAAGTTTCATTGGTTCCTAATGAATTCGCCATTGAAACCAGTCCACTCACTTTTGATGAGTCATTAAGAAGATGTCAGTTTTATTATGAGAGTAGTTATCCCATTGGTTCCTTACCTGGAGCTGTAACCGCTTCCTCACAAATATTGAAATTGCAGCCTCCAACTTTTGACAGTGGATCTAGCACTTTTATTGTTTATCCATCTGCATTTGATTTGCAGTATAAGACAATAAAGAGAGCGCAACCTTCTACTATTAATTTTTATTCTCCTACGGCTTCTACATTATCACGTGTCATTGTCGATCTTTATGTGTCTGGTTCGGTTGTAGGATCACCTATCATCCAGGCTAGCACAAACTGGACACAATTAAATGTAGGTACAAAAAGCGCACAATATGTCCCAGCTACCGCCATGGCATTAAGACAATCAGGAGTTACTACCTCAGATGCAGCAGCATCAGGAGATATTCGTTTTCAAACAACCATTGATGCCAGATTAGGAGTTTAATAATGACGACCAAATACCAAAAGAATTTTGCTGATACACTCCCTTTTAGTGATACGACAGCAAATATATTACTGGCTGCTAGTACAGCTATTACGTATACAGTTCCAGGTACAGCTAATCAGGTATATAGGGCGCACATGTCTGTCAGTACCAGTGCAGATGTATGGGTTCGATTAAATGGAACGGCGGCCGTTCCCACTTCAAATACCGTTGCATCGACAACTTATCAAGAAAGAATTGATGTAGGATTTCAACGTTATGTAAAAGGCGGTGATACGCTCAGTTTTATTAGTACAACGACCCCACAAGTCGGTATATCATTGCTACAGGTGATCGATATTACGTAATGCTGATTAGTTAAAAGGAATTAACTAAAATGGTTTCAACCATAAAATTTAGTCAATTTGCGAATGGGATAGCCGGTGATCCATCTAATAGGGTGGTGGGATTAACAGGTGGTCTTAATTCTCAATCTCCACCTAATTATTCATGGACAACATCGACACGTCCATTGACTCCTGATGATGGAACATTGGGTTATAATGTCACTTTTAGACAATACGAATATTGGGACGATGGTTCAGCCACCTGGGTACAGTTATCGGCTGGAACGGCTGGAACAGTTACCAGTATTACGGCCGGAACGGGATTATCAGGTGGGGTGATTACTACGACGGGAACCATTGCGATTGCTAATGGTGGGGTAGGGATTACTCAGATTGCCGCCAATTCAGGTCAAGGAATCCCCGTTCAAATAGTATTTGGATCACTAACGACGACAACCTCCATTGCTTCGGTTACTCCTATCAGCACGGGTGTGACGGCCACAATTACACCTAGTCAAACCACCAGTAAAATTCTAATCATGGCTACGATTAATTTCGGTATTAATCTCAGTGATAATGGATTTTTACAGATTGTGAGGGGTTCGACCCCAATAGGGATAGGAACCGCAGCCGGAGGAAGAACCATTTGCGGCGCTCAATCATTATGTTTGTCAGCTACGACAATGGCTCCTATTAATTTGTTATGGGAAGATAATCCTTCTACTACTTCTCCATTAACTTACACCATCGAGGCATGGACAAGTGGTGGCAATCAATCTTATATAAATAGGACGGTAAGTGATCCGAACACTCCTATTGTCGCGCGTGCTGTTTCAACGATCATATTAATGGAAATTAAATAAAAGGATTTTAAAATGGCTATTATTGGCATAAGCAGGGATTACGGTGTTAATCCTAGTATTGTTAGGATCATCACAACGGATAATTTAGGGACGATTACGGCAACTAATTATCTTTATGACCAACGGTTTAATATTGCCTCTATTAATGGCGGGGCATTTCAGTTTACAGCCAGTGATATGGTATTGGTTTATTATAATACCTCAGCACCCTATTATACTGGCGGCTCATTTATTTTCGCGACCCTAACTCCCGATTTTAATACTTTAATCGATTATACTAGCTCTACCGTCGTGACCCCTCAAGATATCCAAGATAATACGTTCACATTTGCATTAGATACAGGGATAGCTGATGCTATTGTGGCTGCATTTACCCCTCCCTTTACGGCATTAGTAGATGGGATGAGTTTTTGGATTAAGGTAGCAAATAGTAATGCGACCACCACACCAACGATTGCTGTTGATGGTTTACCGATTACAACTATCACGTTACCTGATGGTGCGGCAGTTCCAATTGGGGCGCTTAATCCTAATATTAATTACCAGTTTGAATATAATGCCACATCAGACACCTATACCGTTCAAAATCCTGATTTCATCTATGCGGATCAATCTATTTATGTCAATTATCAACAATTACGCCATGAATTTTATACCTATGCGGTTGATAGTGGAGTAGTTAATGCTTATGTCGTTACTTTTAGTCCTCAATATACTAACAGTCCACCTATAGACGGAACGCAGGTTCAATTTATAACAGCAAATACTAATACGACTACGACGCCGACTATAAAAATCGATCTACTTCCTACTGCTATTATTTGTGCGCCAAACGGAGGGACTCTCCTAGCAGGTCAAATTAATACTTTTACCCCTAATATTTTGATATATAGCACGCATTTTGGTCGATACGTTTTAACTAATCCGGCTAATCCTAATAGTGGTGTACTTCTTACCAATCCAAAAGTCAGTGGAAATATATTTGATTCAAATGGAAATTTTGTAATTGGGGTGGGATCTGTTCCATCGGCAGTAAATTATGTTGAGGTTGAAAATGCAATAACGGGGGCTACTCCTGTAATTGCCGCAGTGGGGACAGATACTAATATAATCTTGGCCGTAGAGGGACAAGGAAATGGTGGGGCAGCCATTCAGGGTAAAACATCAGGAACAGGGTATGCATCTGGCTATGTTAGTGAACTTAAGACGGCATCGGTTACTTATGTTTCAAGTACACCCATTACTACCGCCACACCAACAAATTTAGCCGCATTGACCCTGACAGCGGGAGATTGGGATGTATGGGGTAATGTTGGAGCTGCGGGTACGACAGTCACCCAATTGCAGGGTGGCTTAAATACTGCCAGCACGACCAATTTACCCGCTTTTGAGTATTGTAGTTTTTTAACTCCACTAGCAACCTCTTCTATTGCCGCTATTTGTGTGCCTATGGTTACACTTAATATTTCATCTACCACTGTTATTAATTTAACGATGCAAGCAAATGGTACGGGATCATTAATTAAGTTTGGCACTATTTATGCTAGACGTAGATAATGAAATATATTAATTTTACCGATTTGAGGATGATTATGAATAGAGACGCATTGCACTCAAGATTAACAGATCTACAAAAACAGAAAGGCCAAAATGAGTCTATCTCCACTCAAGCCAATAATAATGCTAATGCCTGTGCTGGAGCCATTCAAGAGGTTATCTATTGGTTAAATAAATTGGATGAAGCAGAAAAGCTTGAATCTGAAAAAGAAGTAGATGATAATGAACCGACTTCCTAAAGATATACAGTTGATGTGAGTAGTTTGCCTGCTAAATTGATTCCCCTGGTTATGTTACTTTCCTATCCACATAACTTCTGCCAGGGGTTTTCAATGAATAGTTGCTTTCAAGATTGAAACCTGTAGGGCGTACATGCCTTGTCCGTATTTACAGGTTTTCAATATTACATTAAATTCGCATTTTATTTCTTGAAGTTCAATTTTATGTTTTATCCATTCACGTGCTGAGTTCATTTAATAAATCCTGCTTTGAGTAACTCTATATAAATACACATTTCCATGCGTTCCTGAAAGCTAGCTCCTTCATTACCACTCATAACTTCAAAGCCACAAGAATCATATTTAGCCATATATAAATCAGGAATTTCTTTTTTTAAAGACTCGCAGCAAGTTTTAGCGGCATTTTTTATGAATTCTGGGTAATCCAGAATTATTTCTTCATCTTTTACTTTAACAGTGGGAGGAGCATTTAGTTTATTCATTTAATAATTCCGTATTATGTAATATAACGTTATTTATCTATTAATAACCTACTAATTATTACCAAACTGGCACTATCGATAATCACTCTTATCGATAATTAATCTTTTAATATATTTTCTTTGCATCTTGCACATAATCACCAAGATGGAAGACAGTATCATTAAGTTTGACCACTGAGTTCCAATGCTGAATAAGTATTTCATTCATTTCCTCAATACTATCAAATGGACGGGCTTCAGCCTCATACTCAAGAATATTCACATGACCAAAGTGGTGATCCGATGTAAACCAAATGTCATTCATCTATCTGCACCCGTTCCTGATCCGCAAGAATAGAATCACCAAAGCAATTAATCGTCATTTAAATTTTCCTTTTTATCCCATATAAAAATACAATTTTTCTCTGGATTTTTAGCCCTAGAAATAATCCAAGGTGCATGAACGGTTTTATGCTCATAAGTCCTTATTGGCTTATCCCAATGAACATCTAAATTTCCTACAATAATAAATGTCTCGACTAAAGATAAAATCTTATCTTCCTTAATCCCTAATGGATTACTACCATAAGAAACTTCATGTTTTGAATAGGGCGTTATCCAGCTAGCCACCACTACCCTGGGTTTATACTTATAAACCGCATCCAAGGCTTCTATTTTCTCTACATCATGCGGATATTTAATAACAGGTTGCATCATGCTTTCATAATGAAGTTTTACAGGAGGTAATTCCTGTTGCTTAGAGTCTGTCATCTTAATTCCCAAGTGATAACCAAGATCGCCCGCACCAGATCCTATCTCTATAGCTTTTCGATCCCCAATAATATCCTTAATATAATTAACTAATTCTAAGGTGGGAACTCCATAACGAGCATATTCATGACAAAATGCCCTTAACTCCTCCCATTTATACTTTGCATAATCCTTTGCTGGTAATAATTTCATTTTGTTATTTGGGAGTAAAAGCTCGTTAGCAATATTTTTTAAATTACTTGTATTTATGATTGAGAGTATCATTCTTTATTCTCTCTAAATTCCTTAATAACCATTCTCACGGCTTCTCTGTGACCAGCAAGCGCTTCTTTATACGTGCGATATCTATCACCATAAATATCCGACCAGACACCATCAGCAAATATCATAGTTTCAAATACTATTGGATGAGGGTTTGGGGCGTATTGATTTCTTCCTGATATTAATTCACTCATTTCCCATTCATAATCATGATCAAGGCAAAGCATGACGGTAGATATACGTTTATTTCTTATATATGTTCTTCTTATTATTCTTCTTTTGTCTTCATAAAATTTCCCTATTACTTCATAATCCTTAGTTGGAATAATATTATTATTTTCATCTAATATGTAATGCCATATGTTAGACAATATTGTCATTTTTTATGGTTCCATTCTTTAAATCATCCAGTACACAACCAAACCACATATCTAATCCTGATTTATAATCTTCGTGCATATTTTCTAATAATAGGATGGTGGTTTCATTTTTATCTGTTCGCTTGGCAACATTATGAAATACATTTCCTGAAATATTCGTCATTATTTCTAATAAAAAATAAATAAAGATACCTGGGTCGGCTCTTAATTTCTCTACATTTATTTTTGTTGTATGGCGTATTAAATTACATATATAAGAAGTTGCATCTTTTACAATTGCCTCTCTTATTTGGGAGAAATCAGCTTCATATTGGTCTTTATTTAATATTTTTCTATCAACCATTATTAATTACTCACATAAATTGTATTTAATGCCTGATTTTCATCAGAATGAATTTTTATATCGCCATCAACTTTCGTTATAGCCCATACTGATTTCTGGCCTTGTTGTCCATATGCAACTTTGCGTTCAAAGTTAAAACGTTCCTGATAGTTTTGGTTAGGTTCTAAATTTTTAGTAAACGCACGTTCTTCGCAATTCCTATCAGTTGCACATAATGTATAGACACATCTAAAGCCATATACTTTATTTGTAGGATTAGTGACAGAAATATAATGTGTTGAACGAATGATGAATGGAATATTGGGTCTTGCATTTTCCTGGTCTTTATAAGCTTTGGTGATCACATAATCTGATGTAGCGAAGGCATTATTATAAATAGTAGTTATATCAGTAATAATTACAAATATCATACCTGCAAGACATATTTTATATATTTTATTTTTCATTTTGGTATTTCCATTAATTGATTTTCAATACTAAAAATTATAATTTCGGCGCGGGCATTAGCCTCATCATGTTTACAAGCAATTTCATATATTTTACAGACAAAATCTTCATGTATCTCTGAAATAGATGGTAACGAAATGCCTAATTCACCAACAGAATAAGCTGGATGTTTTTCCCGTGGATCATCTTTATATTCTTCGCCAACTTTTACTTTCCATTTTACTTTCGATGTGTCTAAGCAAACATCTACCCACCAAAATAATCCATTATGCTTAACACCTAATTCATGTAATTTTAGAGATAATTCTCGCGAGCATACTTCATCTTCTAATTGCATTATTCTTCCTTTATTTTTATTTTATATAATTCAATTTCATTTTTTAATTGTTCTTTATCACCTTCTTGTATTAACCAAACCAACCTAAATAAAGTATTGCCTAATGATAAAAAATCACGTGATGTTCTTAATTTATGATCATTATGTATTAATTCCGCATATTCTTTAATTAACTTGCAGCGCATGAGTATCTCCTTACTATCTTTTTCCATAAAACATAAATGATGACTATAGGTATCATTACTAGAATCATAGCGAATGGAATCCATAATGGCGCGCATACCCACCACCATGACCATGTAATAACATTACAGAGTTTTAATACTAGAAATATGATGAATAATAAAAATGGTAGACCACTTACTTCTAATTTCATTTTTTATCCTTAATAAATTGGAACAAGATCCGAATTGCACGGATTACTAGTATTTTAAAGACTGAGTTACGAGTTTCTATGCCTATTCTCTCGTATTATCTTCTATAGTAGGAGGGCTTAGCCCATCTATTTCCCCTAAAGGCTCTATTTTACCATACTCACTAGTACACGTCTGGTTGCTTGTCACTGTCCAAGCTGCTTGTTCCATAAAACTGGCGGGGCATAAAGAATATAAACGATGACCTATATTCATTGTGCTACAAACTCATGCCCCATAAATTGGTGGGCTATTTTCCCTACTAGGATTCGCACCTATCTCATTCCGCGGAATGTCGACTCTATCAAATTGTAAGTATCGTCGCCCATAAAATTAATGCTTTATATCATTCATATACTGCATTTGAAAGCCATTTTTATTTAATGATTCTATTATGTCATTCACTATTTTCCTGACACTCATTTCTGATTCTAAATTAGGTTTATCAGATAGAGTGATTGCCCACAATAGTTGACAACTCAACGATGATAAATGCGCAGCAATAATTATCTCTATTAAGTTTAATACGGTTTTGACATTTTCCAGTTCTGCATCCCATTGAGCGCTACAGGTTCCTAGCAGCGCTTTGGTTAGGGATTTTGTTATTTCTTCCTTTGTCATGATTTTATTATTCCACTTTTATTATATTCATCTTTTATATACCAAATTGCTTTTTCTAAATCATGTAAATGATCTAATGGATCGCCTTTTAATCCGTAACGCCATAAGTATTTTATGGCGTTTCCTATATTGAAACTTAGATGACGAGTGACATCGATACATTCTATTGTCCTACCACATCCACACTGAGCCTTAGAGCTATTATAATGCGGAGGATGGTTTATATTATCTGCTTCCATGAATTATCCTCTTCAAAAAGGAATATCGTCATTAATAAAATCATTCTTAGTAATAGTCGCTACATTCTTTTTCTCACCCTCAAAAATGTAATCTTCTACACCATTCTTGTCGGGATAATACCCACCATTAGGATTTTGTTTCCCTTGCTGGAAAATGATAGACACTTTACCCGACTGGTTAGGACAATCATTTTCATTGAACTGTCCATCTAAATACTTTTGCTCCAGTCCCACTGATTTACAAAAGTGCAGAGTCTTCCACATCATTTTAGGTGTCGCAACTAAATAATCAAATATATGGAATTCTTTTCCATTATCATCCCATACACAGAGTTTAAGCTGTATCATGGGATTGCCCTTGCTAGATTGTTTAGCCTCCACTTCTAATACCTGGAAGTTATAAACTCCAGGCTCCATCAGAGGGAATGATCTTTCTTTCTCACATTGTTCTTCGGTCATAACATTATAAGCAAACATTAGGCAGCTTCTCCATTTATTGATTTCAATTTTTCTTTCATTAATTTAATGGCATCATCTAAATCTTCTGCTTGAACGAATATAGTTTTATCACTTCCATCGCCAAGAAATATACAATAGCCATCTGACCAGCTTTCATAGTTGTGATATGGTCTTGTGTTGAATAATTCAAATCCACATATCTTTTGTATCGTCACTTGCACATGATTGCTACAAAATCCCTTTACCGGAAAACATTTTCTAAGCTCTATATCTAAAGTATTTAATTCATTAAATGGTTTATCACTCATGCCGCCTCTCCCTTAACTTGGGAATTTAAGTAATCAATCGCACGTTGTATATAATCCTTGCTCATTTCTTCTACTTCCTGAGCTTTAGCATTACGTAACCATTTCTGTTTATCTTCATCAGAGATATTTAATATCTTGGTGAGTTGGTTATATTGTCTAATCTGTTCAGGTGTCGCTAATTCTTCCTGTTGAGATTCACGCTTAAATATCTCTTCACCAAATAAAGACTTAATCAGGTTATAACCATTATCAAAATCTAGTGAGGTATTTGTTTCCATTTCTGTATAGCGAGACTTTTCTACAAATAACTTTCTAAATTTACCCTGTAGACGTAAATGCCAGACTGCACCGAGCGAATAAGCCATCTTGTCACTGATATCGAATGTTTTACCCAACTCTTTACCATCAGCGTATTTTACTTTTTCATGGGAGACACACAGTATATTCATATCTAGGCGGCTTAACAAAATACCTAATTGGAATATAAGTCTTTTGACCTTAGCAAGATTCGCACCATATTCCGTTCCTTCTGATTCACCTTTGGCTTTTAGTGCTAAACGTTCGGCTTCCATTTGTGCCATCCAAGCATAGGGGAAAGAGATAGAATCTATCACTAATGTTTTGTAATTATGTTTAGTCTTAAGTAATTCCTGTACCTCTTTAATGATTTCACCTAATTCTGTCAGGTAAACTAAATCACCTTTGTTGTCGTGAATCATCTTTACATATTGTGGGTAATCCTCTAATCCTTCCGTATCAATGTAATACGTATCAGGAAAGGTACAGCAAAAATGTGTTTTACCTGCACCCTTATCAGCATAGATAAGGGCTTTTACTCTTGGTTCCTGTATAACTGGTTTTTTTGCTCGCAGACCCATATTAATAATCTCCCATACAACAATCACAAATAGTTTCACCGTCTTCCTTGTTTACATCATATTCCTGGCATGATTCACATTTCACATCGTCTATGTTATCCATCATTAGCGCCTCGCTAGATAACGTTCACCGTTATCCTTGTACTGATGGACAACTAGATTATGTGCCTCTATAAAACCTGTCTGGAATTCTTCCTCTAACTCTCTAACATATTCTTTTAACCAAAAATTAAGATTGGCTCTTTCTTCTTCGATGGCTTCTTTAACTTGCGACGGACGGGAAAATATTGATTGGTACTCTTCAATATATCCCTCAAAGAAATAATACTGTTTAAGATATTCTTGTTGTAAATGGGAGGGGAGATCATCGAGCGTGATAAAGATACATCCATTTTTATATTCTCCATATTCCTTGACTAAACTTTTTACAAATGCAATGAAACTTCTTTCGTTCATTGACACACCATCCTTAGTGCTGTCTATATATTGCCAATCGTTACATATTTGTTGTATAGTTCTTGCCTGCATAAATTATCTCCTAAAGGTTTTTTATTGCACGTTGGGGGAAGTGTCGGAGCTTCTCCTAACATTTATTTACTTTTACTTGTTTCCTTCCTAGATAAATCTTCCAATATTTCTTGTACCACTTTCTGTATTGTTGTTTCTTTATCCACACTTAACTTCTTTAAAAACTTATAACAATCTTTATTTATCTTAATGTTACTGAGATTTTTTATATCTACATCCATCCTTATAATTCCTTATAATATTATATAGTTTTATATTGTTATGATTTAATTAATGTTATATCGCGACATCGCTATTTGTCAACACCTTTTTATATTCATTTATTTTATTCTTAACTAAATCTCTGATTAATTCTGACATGGGCATTTCATTTAAGTAAGCCATTTTTCTTAATAAACGGTATGTTTCAGGCTCAAACCTGACAGGGAGAATTTTGAAGTCACTCATTTTATTTGTCCTTTTTAATTATAAGTAGTATGATACCTGAGATATATGAGGCATTCAATAGAAAATATGAAAAATAAGAGGTATTTATGTGGATAAGATTTAATGATGGCTATATTAATTTTGATTGGATTTCGCAGATTGATACTTGTATAGAAGATGATAGCTATCTAATCGTTGTGTGTAATTGGGAAAAAGTATGGATCGAATGGCAATTTAATTCCAGAGAAGAGCGTGACAAAGAATATGACCGAATCATTGCGGAGCTAAGAGGCGAGAAGTAAGATGAGATAAGATATTTTATATCTAAAGGGTGGGTTGCGCCACCCTCTAAAACGTTAATCCATTAACAAAGTATAGGATAATTGTAATGCATTATTAATCTAATGCAAGACTCTCTTATCCCCATAGGATAGAAAATGTATGATTTCATAAATAAATTACAGGATGTAATGTTATTTAATGATGTTATCCCACCACACTTAGATATTACATCTACCAAAATTAATCGATTTAAAAGCCAAGGAATATGTAAGCATAATTGCTGTTTCTATAGTATTTTTTACAATCAAATTGGTGCTTATTTTGGTTGTTGGCGTAGGGATATTCACGTTAAATGGTTTGCAAAAAATTTTGAATCTTTAACCGTTCAAGAAAAACAAAACTATCTTCATCAAAAAGAAAAACTCCGCAAAGAAAATGAAGCAAAAAAAGATATTGCCAAACTCCGTTGTAAAACTAAATGGGATCACAGTATTGAGGCTTGTGAGTCTCATGCTTATTTAATTAAAAAACGAATTAAACCTATTTATTGTCGTCAACATGGGGAGGATTTAATCATTCCTATTTACGACCATTTTGGCGAGATTCAATCCCTTCAATCCATTCATCCTGATGGCTTTAAACTTTACGAAGAAGGGTCAAGCTATAAGGGTGGCTATCTCCCACTAGGAGAGAAAATAAACGGAACCTTGAGGCTTTGCGAGGGTTATGCTACGGGATGTTCTATTTATGAGGCAATAGGTGAACCTGTTTTTGTTTGTTTCACGGCTAATAATTTAATTCATATAGCTAAATGGATAAGAAAAAAATATCCCCATTTTCCCATTCAAATTTGTGCTGATGACGATAGACGCACAGAAAAAAAAATAGGTAAGAATATAGGATTAATTGCGGCTATTCATGCAGCCAAAGAAATTAACGCAACGGTTATTTACCCCGATTTTACTCTTATTCCCCACTCAGAAAATCTAACTGATTTCAACGACCTATTTTGTGTTTCTGGAATCGAGGCCGTTGAGAATCAATTATTAAAAGGAGTTTCAAAATGAAAAAACAGGATAGCAGAAGACCCGGCATTGTCGATGATTTATCTGAGGATAATATTCAGGATATGGGTAGAAATCCCGAATTAGCCCATATAAAACCCTTAACTTATACTGAAATGATGGTTGAAAAACCCATACCCTTAGAAAATATTCTCTTTCCCTGGTTTCCAGTTCAAGGAATTGCCTTTATTTATGCCGCGACAGGGGTAGGTAAAACCATGTTCACCCTGAATATAGCTTATGCTATTGCCAGTGGAGGACAATTTTTAAAATATAGCGTACCTAAGCCTAGAAAGATTTTATATGTGGATGGTGAAATGGCCTATTCACAAATGCATGATCGTTTTACTCAAATTGTAAGGCAACAAGGTGAGCTTTATTATCCTGATAATTGGAATTTATTAACCCCCGACAAAGCTCATCCTTTTAAATTACCTAAAATTTGCGATCCAAAAGGACAAGAATTTTATAATAAATTAATTGATGAATTAGGTATTGAAGTATTATTTTTAGACAATCTTTCAGTTCTTTCCACCATTGATGAAAGCAGCTCAGAAGAGTGGAAGCCTATACAAGATTGGCTAATTTTTTTAAGAGGCAAGGGAATAGGGGTTATCGTTGTTCACCATGCGGGCAAAGATAAAAAAGGTTATCGTGGCACATCACGCATGCTTGATTGTATTGACACCGCCATTTCCCTCCAAGACTTATCTGAAAGCCAATTAGAAACTGAGGCCGTCCTTAATAAAAAATTCAAGATCGATTATCAAAAGGCCAGAACATTTGGCGGCAAGGATGCCCTTCAATTTGAAGTAACCCTGGCACCCACTGGATGGAGCCATCAATCAATGGAAATTACGACCATGGACAGAATCATTGAAATGCTCAAGTTAAACATGAGCCATAAAGAAATTTCCTTAGAGCTAGGATTTACTCGCTCTTACATTAGCCGCCTTGTACGAAAAGGAATCAAGGAAGGCTTAATTCGAAACGAAGTCTAATTTGTTCAGTACCCACGTACCCTCTGTAAATACATAAGAGTACCCTCGGGGGAATATATACATATAAGTCGTTGTTTTTATTATTGTTTGGGGTGGGTACTAACCTAGTACCCTCTAGTACCCTTTTGCCTCTTAAAGAGGGTACTAGGGTACTAAGTGGGTACTCGCTAGTACCCACCCTAAAATATATATAAGTATATAATTTATATAATAATATATTTATATGTGTACTGATAAGCTCGTGCGCATAGGAGAAACTCGTGTACCCACGTTCATGGAAGGATAAAAAAGAAGCAATTGAAAAGAGCATTAGACGAATCTCTCATTTTCATGGGGGAGATGACCCACAATGGTTAAATGAATATATTCTGGATGTTATTGAACAAAATAAAAACGATTTACAGAAAGCAGTTGATTGCTTTAAACTCATAGAAGATTCAATGGAATAATTAATAAACAAGGATGATTATGAAATCTAAGAAATTAGAAAAATTAAGTGGGATGTGGAAAGAAAAAGATCAGAACGGAATACCTTTTCTTTCCGGAAAATACAAAGACAAGTTTTTCTTCGTGTTAAAACCCAATGATAAAAAGAAAGATAACAAATCTCCTGATTTTGTTCTTTATAAAAGCCCCCTAGATAAAAAAGATGAAGAAGATGATCCCTTGGAAGAATTTAATCCTGATGATTTTTCTATAGGATGAATGATAACCCCTATAAACCCACGTGGGAGTTCAAGGTTAAGCGATCTTGGGTTAAGCCTCCAGGACATAAGGCGAATTTACGTTCGCCCATGTGTCAAATTTGCGGCTATAACCCTCCTTTCTGTTGTTGCCATGGGGACACGGATGAAAAGACAGATATTCAAGGAAAATGAATGGAACGTTAAGAGTAAGAAATATAGGACGGCCTATATGGATCAAATAATGGACTTATACGGTGACAAGGAGAAGGTCAAGGATGACTTACAAGCGAGTGGACGAGAACCAGACAGAGATTGTGAAGACATTTAGGGATCTAGGATGTTCAGTATTAATTCTTTCCATGGTGGGCAAAGGTTGTCCAGATATTTGCGTGGGATTTAGGGGAAAGAATTATTTATTTGAAATTAAATGTGGGGATAAACCCCTGTCGTCACAGAAATTGACCAAGATGGAGATTAAATTCTTTGATGACTGGCGAGGATATGTGAGCATTATTAGCTCAAAGGATGATGTGCTGGAGTTCATTGGGAATTTGATTTGATGTTCCATATGGAACAATTTATGGTATGGTGAAGTTAAGCAATAAGGATATTAACTATGACCCCAGAAGGGAAGCAGCGTCTTAAAGCTCTATTGACCAGCCATGAGTCCTACAAACAATTTCCCTATACTGATAGCACTGGCCATCTCACTGTTGGTATTGGTCGAAATTTGTCTACTCGAGGAATATCTACTACAGAAGCGTTTCAGTTACTCGATGATGATATTTTATACTTTAGTAGTAAGCTTTCTCATTATCTCGCTTGTTTTAGTGACCTTAATGAATCCCGTCAGATTGCTATGATTGATATGTGTTTTAACCTGGGCATTCAAGGATTTCTGGGATTTTCTCAGATGATAGAAGCACTCAATGCCCACGATTATGAACGCGCTGCATCGGAGATGTTACAATCAAAATGGGCTGACCAAGTTGGAGAGCGTGCAACTTGTTTGGCTAATATCGTGAGGACAGGCACAATTTAGGAGATAAATTTATGCAATGGCTTATCGATTTCTTAGAAAGACATATGACCAAGGCAGTATTTGTCACCACCTTATCATCAATCCTGCAAATGCTGGGTTATATGGGAAATGATGGGCATATAGCTGATGAAGCCCTGAAACAAATCATGGCCTCATCATCGGGATTACAAGCAGTTATGTTGATGATTCTTTATCTTGTGTTGAAGAATCAGAAGAAGAAGGATTGAGAAATCGCATCATGATTTCTTTGTGTTTATCTAATGTATAATATTCTTTACCTATTAGGGCGTTAATCAGTTGGCTTTGATTTTCGCCCGTTTCCTTGCACACCCAATCTAGCATTTCTTTTTGTCGAGACGTCATATAGACCGAGATGCGTTTGTTATATTGAGTCATTATTTGATATCTCCCAATTGTTCTCTGAAATTAAGTGGTAATTTATTAAAAGGGATAGGATAAATAATTCCGTCTGCAATATTGATTAAATTTAAATCATTCATTTCGTCTAAAATTAATTGGGAATCTTTATTAAAATCAGCATAAAGCATAGGGGCTGAAAGAGATTTATAGGTGATTAAAAATATTTCTGGATAGCTTGATGAGATGAGCATTTTACATTCCCTCGATATTTGTTTTTTCTTCGGACTTTGTTAATGGATGATTTCTTTCATCACAATCCAATAATATATTTATTAATTCTTTATTTGTTTCGTGGCCGCAGTCACAACAAAAATTATGGCTATAAAAATCGTAAAAATATGAACTATCTTTTATGGTAGACTGGGCTGTATTAATAGTTTCCTCGTCCAAAAAACATCCCATTGTGCGTGAAAAACCTAGGGTGCAGCTTCTATTGTATAATTCATTTTTATTGCATTTTTTCATTTCATTTTCCTCATTATTTTTATTTTAAATTAATTAAACCAAAGCCCTTTTGACCGCCATAGTTGACTAAATCTTGATTATAAGAATCGATGTCATTATTTAGTAAATCTATTTCAGATTTTATTATTTCTTTTTTGAGATCAATTTTTTCTTCTATAGCAAATAATCTAGCTATTAAAAAAGAACGCCTTTCTTTGTGTAGCTCTTCAAATTCTTTTGTAATTTCATTTCTTGGTGGTGAAAACATTATTTATTTGCTCCTAAAGGGTTAATGTGTGTGTATTGTATTACTATTTACATACTTAATCAATGGTTATAGCAAAGTTATTATGGTTTAGCCCTATTTACATTAAGTTTTATATAGATTAAAATGTGTACACTTAATTAATGAGATAAAATAATGGCTCATCCAGGTGGAAGACCAACAATTTATAGTGAGGAAATGGTAGATAAAGTATGTGGAGCAATTGCTTCTCATTCCCTGGGATATGAACGCTTATCTAATTTATATGATTATTTACCCTGTGAAGCGACTATTCAAAATTGGATAGCAAAATACCCAGAGTTTTTAGGGCGCTACCTGCAAGCTAAGAGGGTTCAATCACATTTATTATTAGATAAAACAATAAGTATTGCAAACGGCAATGAAGATGAAGAAGATACTCTAATAAAAATAAATAGAGATAAACTTAAGATTGATACCTACAAGTTTAATGCTGTTAGATTAAATCCAAAGGATTATGGCGAACGTAAAGAAAATAATATCGGTGATGACGCTAAATCATTATTGCAAACAGTGATTGATAAACTTTAGCTAGATTGCATTTAATCTAACCATCCCGCATAATATCCACATCATACACTCACAAGATAAAAGGATTTATCTATATGGCTATTACAGCTCTTACACGGGATTGGGGCATTGTACCCTGTATCGTCCGTATGGTTTCTAGCGATTCACTTAGTACGATTGGAACTCCAGGTTATATCACGGCTCAGGCAGCCAATATTGTAGCAATTAATGAAGGCGCATTTACTTGGTTGACGAGTGATGTCGTATTGGTTGAAGGATCAGATGGGTGGGCATACTTTACCATTTCTGCTGACTTTACCTCCTTGGTTGGATTAGGTTCAACACTACAATCTGTTTCTATTCCGCTTTCTAATGCTCAAATACTCGGAATGTATGCAGCTCCAGTATTAGTATTACCCGCTCCAGCAGCTAATACTGTGAATGTGGTAGCGAGTGCCTTATTAAATATTAAATATGGCACAACCCAATTTGCTGCCGGTGGTGTGATTGCACTACAGTATGAGAATACGGTTCACGGTGCAGGGACAGCGGCCAGTACGACCATTGCTGCGGCAACATTAAATGGTGTAACCGCTAATGAGATCATTACGATGACTCAACCAACCACTCTATTATTAGCGGCTGCAACAGCTCAACCTCTTTATCTGTCTAACCAGACAGGCGCAGTCACCACGGGTGACAGCACAGGTACATTAAAAGTATTTTATCGTAACGTTTACGTATTATAGGGAGATAAACAATGAATCAATTTGACGGTGAATCGGGTGCAGTAGAAAATGTTAAAAATGAACATTACGTCGCAATGCCCAAATCCTGGGAAGCACGTAATAACATGGATATGAATAAGGGAATGGGATATGGGAATATGGCCGACATGGCAAACACCCCTCATCCTGCTACTAAAATGGAAGGCGCACACAGGAATGTTCAATTAAGCCCTGAAATGCCTCCCGAAAACGATTTCAACTATAATGCAAATCGTGGTAAATAATAATTAGAGCAATGGGCATTTCATGATGAGATGCCCTTATTTTGGGTCATGGATATGATGATGGATGACGAAGAGCTACCTTTAGCAGCCTAATGGTCACAAACGAACAATTAGAAACACTGCGCGACTTTAAAAGGTTTGCGCCTACTTTTCTTCAAATACGCACTAAATCAGGAACTCCCGAAAAGTTCAAATTTAATCGCGCTCAAATCTATTTACATCAACGATTAGAAGACCAAAGGACTGCAACGGGAAAAGTTAGAGCTGTCATTTTGAAAGGAAGGCAGCAAGGGTGTTGCTTTTCTGAACAAATGAAGGTACTAAGTTCAGATTATAGATGGATTAAAATAAAAGATGTTGAAATTGGTGATAAATTAGTTGCTTGTGATGAAGAATCACCTGGCTTTACAGAAATAGGCAGAAAACAATCAAGAAAGTTTCGCACTGCAATTGTAGAAGATAAAAAAGAATTCATAAAAGATGCTTACGAAGTACTATTTGATAATGGGGCAAGATTAGAAGTTACTGATGACCATCGAATGCTATGTAGAAAAAGAGGCGGTGATAATCAAGAGTGGCGTCTAGTGTCTCAATTTATTATTGGTGATTCTGTCAGAATAGCCATGAATCCTCCTGATTATGAATGTGAAACTTATGAAGATGGATGGATGGCTGGAATTATTGATGGTGAAGGTAGTGCAAGATTAACAGGCGCTAAAAGAATAAGCGTTCATCAGGTAGCTGGTAAAGTTTTAGATAGGATGAAAGCTTATTTTCATCGTATTAATATGCCTTACAAAGAAGTCATTGATTATAGAAAGTTTGGTGATTCTAGTAAATTAGGAGATAAGCCTGTTCATCGATTAGACATCCATAGGCTTCCTTATATTATGGAATTATTTTCAAGATGTCGGCCAACCAGATTTACCAGTGATGAATGGCATATTGGCCATGAGTTACCTGGTAAAGCAGCGCAAGACGGTATTAAACCATGGGCTAAAGTAACTTCTATAAAATACATAGGAAAAATAAAGGTTATAGATCTTCAAACAAGTACAAAAACATTCATTTGTGAAGGTCTTGTATCTCATAATTCCACCTATATTCAAGCTCGATTCTTTCATCAAGTCATTACTTCACGTGGTAAGAAAGCGTTTATATTGACTCACGACAAGGAGGCCACGAAGAATTTATTTAGTATGGCTGTCAGGTTCTATGAGAACTTAGAACAGGGTTTAGCACCAAAGGCTGACACAGCGAATGCAAAAGAACTCTATTTTAAGGACTTCGATTCGGGATATGCTGTAGGAACGGCGGGCAATAAGTCGGTGGGTCGTTCTCAGACAATCCAGTTAATGCACTCTTCGGAGGTTGCATTCTGGCAATTTGCTGAGGATCATTCGAAAGGGATATTGCAGGCTATCAGTAATGAAAAAGGCACGGAAGTGTTATTGGAAAGCACAGCTAATGGGATTGGAAATTACTTTCATTCCCGTTGGTTAAATGCCATGGATGCTGATAGCGAGTATCAAGCCATTTTTTTGCCGTGGTATTGGCAAGAAGAATACACATATAATGCAGAGAATTTGAGTTTAACAGAAGAAGAACAGCATTATATGTATTTATACCAGTCAAATGGACTCACGAAAGAGCATTTGGCTTGGAGAAGAATAAAAATAAGGGAATTTAGTAAAGATTATGATGCCGGTAAGGAGTTTTTTAGTGTCGAATATCCATTTTCTGCGACCGAAGCGTTTAAAAATCCAATCAATAATGTTTTCATCAATAGTAAATATGTTGAAAGAGCTAGGAAGGCTGATGTTGAGCCAAATGGCGCTCTTGTTATTGGGGTTGACGTTGCTATTAGTGACCGTGATCGTACCGCAATTATACGTCGTAAAGGTCGTCATGCTTTTAATCTCGAACGTTTTAGCAATTATAATACTATGGAGATTGTTGGTCGTTTAAAACGAATCATACAGCAAGAAAAGCCAACTAAAATGTATATCGATTGTATTGGCGTCGGTGCGGGTGTTGTGGATAGGCTGCAAGAAATGGGTTTTGATTGTGTAGAAGGCGTTAATGTTGCTCGATCAGCTAATGATAAGGAACGATTCAAGAATCTCAGGGCTGAATTATGGTCAGATATGCGCGATTGGTTCTATGGTGAGATGCCCGTACAAATACCTGATAGTGACGAATTACATGGTGAATTATGTTGTCTAGGATTTAAAGAAAACTCTAGTGGACAGATACAGATTGAATCGAAAGATGAACTGAGATCACGTGGATTGCCATCCCCTGATGGTGCAGATGCATTAATGCTGACGTTCTTTGGTGGATATTATGGTAGTCAATCAGCTCAAATTGAAGTCCCACAACTGTCACCATTTGAAAGGAAGATGTTTCGATGATACGTGACGAGATAATGATAAAAGGAATTCAATGCGATTATGAATCCATTAAAAAACAAGTAATGAATTTGCGGGATGAATTAAAATATTTAAACGAACAAGTAGAAGTAATAGGGGTAAATTTAGGTTGTTTGCTTACTATGTGGAAAATTCCATTAAAATCAAAAGAAATATGTTCAAGATGTAAGGGATATGGGACTGTATATATTTCTCCTATTTGTGATATGGGACAAGGAAATAAATGTCCAGCATGTGGTGGAGATGGATTTTTATGGGAATAAAGAGAAGTCTATTAAAATGCTAGATTAAAGCGTAAAATAGTATAATTATTGCACTGTTAATGGAATAACAAGATGCCAATGCCAAGGAAAGACCCTGAACTTTGTCGTAAAATACGTGATCGCGTTGATAAGTGGGAAAAATACTGGACGATTAACCGTTCTCTTTATTATGAATGGATCGATTTCGTCATGGGCGATCAGTGGCGAGAAGACGAGTCTAAGTTATTCGAGCGATATAATAAAATACCCTTGATGATGAATAAATTGGGTGTATTGATGAATCATCTACAGGGTGATCAAATACAAAATACGCCTAATCTCCAGATTCTTCCTGATGAAGATGTACCTGTTCAAGATGCCCAGGTTAGAGCCTCACTAGTCCGTAATATTTCCCTTAATTCAGATGCTAAAACAGTTTATCAAACGGTTTATGGTCATTCTATCGTGGGCGGCTATGGGGCTTATCGGGTTGGAACGGATTATTTACATGAGGATTCATTCGAACAAGAAATATTAATTTACGATTTTAGCGATCCTAACCATGCTTATTGGGATGTATCAGCTCGTCATAAATGTAAAGTAGATGGAATGGCGGCAGGATTTAAAACCCGTGTATCTCGCCAATGGTTCAGGGATAGATGGGGTAAAGACATCGAAAGTCAGATAGGGACAACGGCAATCACAGAAGATAGTACGGTCGCTTTTGCTGATGATGATTCCATTACGACAGTTGATGATTATGAGCGAGAAGGTAAACGAATTAACATTTATCAACTATCAGACATGAAACGTACCGTGGTTGATGAAGAGAGACTTAGAAAGTTAGAGAAAAGAATTGTTAGTGCTAAGAAATATATCATTCTCAATGATGAACCCGTTACCGTCATTCAAAAACGTGAACGAGTTAGATATAAGATCAAGCATAGGCAAATAGCCGGGGATTTTATATTGGAAGAAACTGATTTCGTCAGTAAACAACTGCCTATCATTTTTGTTGATCAAAAGAGTTATTATACTAAACAGGGTCAACAAATTACGCGATCCTTCTTTAAAGATGTAAAGGACGCGCAGAAATATCTAAATTATCTCGCTACTCAATCAGCTTATATGATGAAAATATCCCGATGGGATCAATTTATCATGCCTCGTAAATGTGCGGCAACTCCTGATGCTCAACAACAATGGCGTGATCCCTCTGTTGTGAATGGTGCATTGTATTATGACGAAACTCCATCGGGTGCTAAACCTGAACAACTACGGCCACCGGAATTATCTCAATCTTTAATGGCACAATATGATCGAACCCTTATGGACATTCAAACAGGTACAGGGATGTATAACGCGCAAATGGGTGATATGGGGAATGAAATATCAGGTGAGGCGATTGAGGGTAGGAAGCGAGCGGGATATAAAAACACTCAAGTTCCTCGTAATTCATTGGATATTGCCATTGCTACGGGTGGAGAAATCATCAATGAAATGATCCCTTATATTTACGATACTCAGCGCACATTAGTGCTTCCAATGCCCGAATCGGCCGAACAAAAGGTTGAGATCAATAAACCCTCTGATGATTATGGCATGATGATGGAAAATGATATGACCAATGGGCGATTTAAAATACGCCTTAAACCTGGATTGAGCTATGAGGGACAGAAGACAGAAGCCCTTCAATCCATGCAATTAGTATTGAATGCGGATAAATCAGGCACCGTATTCCCCATGATTGCTGATCTCTATGTTGAGAATCTACCTTTAGATAATAACCTAGAATTACGCAATCGATTGAGGACGCTAGTATCACCAGAGATCATTGAGGCAGGCAAGACAGGGAAACCATTACCGCCCAAACCTGATCAACCCAATCCTGAAATGATGAAGATCCAATTACAACAACAGGCGTTACAACAGAAAGAGCAACAAGCACAATTGGATTTCCAAGCAAAAATGAAAGACCTTGAGCTAAAACAAGCTGAGATTCAACGTAAGGCGTTAGAAACACAGCAAGATATGACAATGGAATGGGAAAAGTTTGAAGTTGAGAAGGAAATTGCTGCTGCTGAACTTCAAGAAACAATCCTTCGTTATCAAGCTGAAAGTGAACGCGTAGGAGCTGACCTTCAAATAAGTCATGCCCAAAATATGATTAAGTTATTAACCCATAATCCTAAACATGTAGGATCAGATAGAGGATGAGATAAGCATGGAAGCGAAAAATATAGATGACGTATTAGTAAAGGCAATGAGTGAACAGGGTAATTCTGAACCTCAGCCTCAAGTCGATGTCGTAGAAAGACCTGTTGAACCTGTGCAATCCGAGCAAGTAACTCCTTCGGACGAGACGACCGCTCAACTCCAAGATGCACAGGAACAGCAGAATGAACCCTCTGAAACTGATACCAAAGAGGTAACAGATTCAAAGGAAAAAGTTGAAAAACAGAATAATTCGCCCATTGACGAATATGGTAATCCCGTTGAAAAGCCTCGTTTATATACTGAGGAAGAATTAAACCAACGAATCAGAGAACGATTGTCACGGGGTAAATATGCAGAGCAACAAAACACAAACCAAACACAACCTCAAAGTCAGCCTGCTAGTGAGGAAGTCACTGATGAAGATTGGCGTGTTCAATTAAGAAAAGAAATACGTCATGAAATGACACAGGCTCAACAAGAAGAACAACAAAGACAATGGCAACATCATGAATCAATGAAGCAAGCCCAATTTGAGGAAAAGTTTACGGCTGGTATGAGTAAATATCAGGATTTCCAACAGGTTGTTGCGGGTAAACCGATTACCGATACGATGATGATAGCCGCTAGAGATTTAGAAAATCCGGCAGCCTTTGTCTATGCAGCTTCAAAACTACATCCTCAAGAATTAGCTAGAATCTCACAGATAAGTAATCCATTGGCTCAAGCGACAGAGGTGGGAAGGTTACATGAACGCATGGTAAAAGAAAGAAAGGGTGCGAGTTCAGCGCCTAAACCAATAGAGCCACCCAAGGGGGACTTACCTTCAAAAGTGATATCTAATCAACCCTCTATTGATGAGAGAATTAATAATTATGCAAGACAGAAACGAAAGTAATACTTGTTATGACCCTGATTGTGATCATGCGATGAGAATGCACTATCATGTGCGAACGAATGATGGGAGTTATGTCAAGTTCATAGTAGAAAAGCCACAACAGAAAGAATATGATTAATGTTTACATGGAGGTGATTTATGCCAATACCAGGTGATAATGGACGGCCAGCACTGGAAAAGAAGCAACAAGAAGAGCGCATTAATGAAGTCTGTAATAAGGGCGCATGTGTTCAAAAGGAAGTGAAGTTTAATCCTCCCGAACCCAGAGAAAAATGTATTTTTGGGGAGATATAATCATGGCTCAACCTAAAGATTGTGATTATGAAGACATGACCAAAGCAGTGGGTGGACAAAGTGAGCCGTCAGCTATATGGGATGAACCCTATCGTAATAATTACGAAAATACCCGTAAAAATTTTTATGGGGATAAAGGAATTGATTGGTCTGGTATGGAGAAACACGGACGTGGATAATGAACGTGACCAATCCAAGGTAGCCTATGAAGATGGCGCAAAGGAAGTTAATACTAAACGTGGGTTACATGACGGCAATAAACAGTTTGGTAAGGCTGATAAGATGCCACAGGAAAATAAAGGATATAAGCAAATAGACCATCCTGCCAATCCCACCCTTAAACGTTATGGAGAACATAGATAATGTCTAATTTCAAACCCGATACGATCATCAATTTAGTGAATGCCATTATTGATTTGGTAGAAGAAGTTGATCCCAATGCTGCTAATAATCCTATTCTTGAAGAGCTGAAAAAGGCTATTTCTGTCATTAAGACATTAGGAATCTAATATGTCTATCAAGTCTCAGACACCAGGGATAGCTTCGGATGTTCCTTTGATGTCAAAACAGAGAGAACCGGCTTACTTGATGGGGAAAAAGGAGAAGGAAATGCCATATAAATCCAAGGCTCAGGAAAAGTTATTCTTTGCCAAAGAAGAACGTGGTGAATTACCTAAAGGAACAGCTATTGAATGGGCGCATGAAACGCCTAATATCAAGAAATTACCTGAGCATGTTAAGAAATCATCATCAAATTCTCGTCATAAGGAGCATCGTTAATGAAAAAAGCAGTTGATAAGAAAGACCTAAAGAAAATGGAAAAAACGATCATGAAAAAAGATCGTAAAGAAGATAATAAAATGTATGAGAAAAAACATAAAGAAGACAAAAAGCGCAAATGATCCTGCAATTAAATCCCCCGCTTCCCATGACCTGTAAAAAAGGGAATGGGATTGCTCATTTTCTCATTGATTATGGTATGGAATCACATTTATATTGGGTTATCACTCTGGATAGTTCAGGTGAGATATGGACATTACCTAATCCCGATGTCAGAATGCAAAAAAATATTACTTTAGGCAGAACTTATGTCCCAAATTGCAGTTGATAACAATAATGTCTCTTGCGCGTGTATTTGTCATAATAGATTGATAGCATTAGAAATAAGACTTCATGAATGTGATTGTAAGTGTGAAAGATGGTATAAAAAAGATATAGGAACGACTTATAACTTGTATGTCCCGCCCAAATATGTATCGGAATCAGATGAATTGAAACAACTTCGCAAAAACTATGATTATCTCCTGCATAAATTAGAAAAACATGAAAAATGGTCGCACTATTATGCAGAACAGTTTGAAAAGAGAATGGGGGTATTTGATAATTTGATTGCATTGGTTCAGGAGAAAGTTGAAAAGCTATATAAGTCATTTGAAGTGCAAATAATGCATAATAAAGTTAGTGAAGAGTTTAAGAATATACTTAGAGATAAGATAGACAAAATACAAACATCAGGTAAATATAATCATTCTAATTTGGTTTTTGCTTGTGGAAGAATAGAGGAATTAGGAGATAAGCAAAATGAAGATAGAGGTATATTTCTAACTCAATTAGCTAAACAAAATGAAAAAATAGAAAAAATTCGATCAGAATGTCGAGTTGCATTTGAGAATCAGGATGAAAAACCGCATAGATGTCCTGTTTGTGATGGGAAACCTATTAGTGAATTAAAAATTGTTAAGACTGAGAGTGGTTTAGATAAATTATTAATTGAATGTCATGCTTGCGATGGAAAAGGAATAGTTTGGAAAGAATAAAGCATAAAAAATATACTATAAAGTTTCTGATATATAACTACTTTCAGCCTATCTAAAGAAGTATAATGGTGGCTCCAATTAATGCAAG